GGGGGGAAACTGCTGTGTTAATTTCACCTTGCATATCTTGTACTTGAACATCAGCCATCATAACCTGTGGGGAATCGTCAAGTGTAGGCATAGGTGTAATACTAAATGAAGATGAACCTCCAACAGAAGAACTTCCTCCGACACTCATTGATAAAACTTGATTAGTCTGTACGTTAGCTGAAGCTATTTGGTCAGACATACTGGGAGAATTAGAAGTACTTACACCACCACTAGAAGTACCGCTAGAAGCTCCATACGAGCCCGTAGAGGAACTTAAGCTATTTGAACTAGTACTTGTGTAGCTAGAGGAACTAACACTATTAGAAGCTGTTCTAATTGTACCTGCTATAATGTCTAAAGCAGACACTCGGACAGAACTTTTACGCTCGTCATCAGGTCTACTCTCGTCTTCCTCCGCAAACAATTCTTCAACTACACTTTCGTTTTCTTCGTGTACTTCCTCTTCACGGGTTTCTTCACGAATAGATTCTTCAGTTTCTTCGTTAACAACTGCCAGTATTTCTTCAATACTTTCTTCAGCTTCAAGCGTTTCTTCTTCAAACCACTCTTCAAGTTCTTCCATAGTTTCAAAGACTTCTCTTTCAATTTCTTCATATACAATTTCATTTTCTATTTCCTCTCTTATTATTAATTCATGTGCCATTACAGTTGTGTCCATAGGTAGCGTGTCATACGTAGCCATCTGATAATGTTCTTGTTCTGTATCCCAAACATCCATGTGTACATCTAGTTCATCGTAGGAATCCATAGGTGTACTATCCCATTCAACCATGCCATCTTCTGCAAAAGTAACATCAGTTCCCATCCAGTCGTCTACAGTTTCCTGTCCAAACTGTTCAACATCTAAGGCATACCAATCAGCATCGGTCATGTTCTCACAACCATTCTGATAACAAGGGTCGTTAGGGTCTAACCACTCGTCATACTCTTCGTCATACCACATGTCTTCTTCGGTATAACCATAATCTTCTTCTTCACTATAGTATGCAATGTTATCTTCGTGTCTGTAACTTGGACAGAACGGAGCATACTGTGGATTCTCATCGCATTGTAAATCGTCATAGGCATCCCAATAGTTAGGACATTCCTCACTATATAATTGCGTTAAGCCACACTCTTGACTTAAGTATGCCGAAGCATAACCTGAACAACTTGAATTATTAAGTGGGTCACTACAGTCTATAGCTACACTAGACAAAGAACCACCATTCTCTAGTGTTGTATTTATATTTGCGTTGTTCCAAGTGTTACTAACACAGTTAGAAGCATTGGTTGTTCCTGTACTACATTGGTCATGAAAAAAGTATTGGTATTTTTCAGCATTACTTCCACCTATATCACCTATTAACACATCGTGTTTTTCTATATCCAACATCCCATACCTATATTCAAATGTGTCGTTGCCCCACAAGATAACTTCAAAGCTGTTGTTGGTATTGTTACGACCATATTCTTTCATGTCGTACCACCCAAAGACTGTCTTGTCTGAGTAGCTTTTAGCAAGTACCGAAGACCCATTATCCCTTATAAGGTCTGTCCAAAAAGGATACATCGTGTAGGTGTGCTGCCCTGATATAGGATCTGGTGTAAAATCGTTACAGTAGGCTCCTGAAGTTTTAAAGTGTAAGCAACCATTGGTAGCTACTCTGGCTTGTGTAAACTCTTGCCCGTAGTAGTCAAACGTAAAGTCTAGGTTGAATGCACCTGATACTCCATCATCAGAAGCACCGAGATTTGTTGTACCTGATACACCTGTTAAGTCTATAAGGCTTTGATTGTCTTGGTAGCCATACGAAGACTGGACTGTTGAGGCTAGGCAGAGAAGACTAGCTATTAAGAAATTCTTTAACACAAGTATTTTTTGATTTTTTCTTTCCGTTAGAGTTTCTTGTACGCTTACAAGACTTTACATATTTATTTTTTACTCTTTCAAAGTCAGGTCTTTCTTCTTTGTTATCTTCCCAACCTAGAGATGCTTCTTTACCAACTTTACCCATCCAAGGACAAGGAGTTCCTGCCATTTCCATAGCTTGAAAAACTCTGGAGTCTTGGCATAGGATAGATACACTAGCAACCTTCATGCCGGTATCATATAAATACTTAGAAAGTTTTAAACGCTCACAGTTCTCATCTGTAACTGTACCACCTGTAGAGAATCCAAAGACTTGTCCTTGATAAGCTCCTGAACGTCCAACAGTACAAAGGTCTTGCGAGTAACTCATGATGCTCGGTGCAATAGCACTAGCAGGAGGAGCTTTTGTAGTTACGTTTTGATTTATAGTTTGAGTAGAGCTAGACTGGTTAATATTTCTATTAGTGTTATCAGATACAGAATTGTTGTTATTGGTATTATTATTCTTGTTATCAGTCTTGACATTGGAATCGGAGGTAGAGTTATTTGTATTGGTGTTGCTGTTTGTATTTGAGGATACGGAATTGTTATTGTTTGTATTGCTACTTGTATTGTTTACAGTTTGATTAACTGTCGAGTTGTTGTTACTAGTAGAACTATTAACATTTGTATTAGAGTTTGTGTTGTTAGAAGTTGCATCAGAAGTATTGTTGTTTACATTTGTATTGGCATTTGTGTTGCTATTAGTACTCGTATTATTATTTACATTTGTATTAGCGTTAGTATTGCTGTTTACATTTGTATTATTATTTGTATTCGTATTGACGTTTGTATTATTATTTGTATTGGTATTATTATTCGTGTTAGTATTTGTATTTGTATTTGTATTCGTAGTTGTTGTTTCGTTAGTAGTATCTAACGTATTGTTCTCACAATATTGTGTACCATTAGCACACCCTGTACCTGTTTGTTCTACAGTAAATGCAGACATGCTTAATAAACCTAAAACTATTGTGCCTAATAATTTTTTCATAACTCTCCAATTTTAAAGTGCAATTTCCCCGTGAAGCTAACAATAGCTACTTTCTAATGTTTCTCTTTAGTTTAAGTAGTGGTTAATAAAAGTAGTTGTATCCCATACCAACTACATATATCCAACCAACAATACATACAACGCAGATGCTACTCTGTGCTTTCGCTCTCAGTTAATTTTCCTTCCTTTTTAATTCGTTCCATCTAAGGAACTCCATTGTGTCCATGTCCCAAAACAATCCTTTATAGCAATTATTTAACATGGTTTCTTCTTCTTGTTCTTCTTCTACTCCGTACCAATTCCATCTTCCGTTTGTGATTATATCTTTTAATGTCCTTTCCTTATTCATTAATCTTGTTGATTTGACGCCCCAAAATAAAAACTTATAATAGCACTAGCTAACCCACCTAAATAACCTAGTACTAGATTGATTAATGCTTCTGAGTTTTGTTCCGGTGGTTGTAAGGTTACAAGAAATATGTAGCCCATAAATCCACCTACTACAGCCACACCAATTATCCTAGCAGTCCAGTCTTTACTAAACTTTCCTCTAGCATCTTGTATGTCTGCTGTTTCTAAAGCAAATACATCTACTTCAAGCTCTTTCATTTGTACTTCAAAAGCTTGTTCAGCTTTTTTTAGTTCAAGCATCTGCTCAGGAGTAGCTTCTTGTATAGCCTTGTCAATAGCTTTAGGAGTATTAGGCACACCCAACACTTCTGATATCATCTTAGCTGCCATTCCACCCATTGGACCGCCTAAAGCAGTACCTAGCGTAGGAGCAACAGCCCCAATTACACTTGTCAATATTCCACCTAATTTCATACTTCTTCGTCCTTATATATTACTTCCATTAAATCTTCAAACATATCTCTAAAATTATCTAAAGTCATAAAGGGCATGTCTTGTCTTACTTGATGTAAACAATATTGTCTGTAACATGCTTCTAATTGATCTTCTAGATATAATATCATTATACTCCCCTATGTAATTTTGTCAAGTTAAATTTTTAATAGCACCTACAAAATCTTCTACTCTAACTGGTGTTTGTTCTTTCCATTTAGATTGTCCGTCCTTGCCAGAGCCTGTAGATACTTGACGAATTGCTTCATCATAGTCTTTACTAGACAGGGCTTTATAAGCTGACGGAAATTTATTCATCCATCGTGTGCCTAGTTGAAAGTTAACCGAACCTAATGCACTTATAAAGCCTGTATCCTCTATGTCTAGGTCTTGAATTTGTTGTGCTGCAGCATCCCATGCTTTTTGTGCATCTTCTTTTAACCATTTATCTCTAGTAGTTTGAGATACGTTCTGACCAATTTCATATTCACTACACTCTTCTATACTTAATAGATGTCCTACACCACACGTAGGCTTGTTAAGTGTGTCAAGGTATACGTGAGCTACGTTACCTTCTCTAAGTTCAAGATGTTCTAAAAAATGTTTGTACATTATTTTTTTTCTAACTCAGTTAAATAATTTTCAAAATCTTCACCC